AGATACTTTTAAATCTGCAGCAGAAGCAAATCGTCTACCTTCTTCAATGATCTGATTCATTAACTGATTGAGAACTTGTGATGGTTCTTTATAAGGCAGAGGCATAATGTTGTCTCTGATTGTGCCACTTGGTACATCTACATCACGGAACTCAGCTGGAGCGATTGGTGTGTCATCTCCTTTAATTCTTAAGCCTCGTGCTTTAAATCCACCTGGTAAGTTTGAAAGTGTACCTGCGTCAACAAGCTGACGTAATAACATTGTTCCTGATTTTGCAAATGCTCCGATTAAATGAATTAAACCAAAACAATAGAATCCAAAACCTGGTATGTATCCATAGTGAACGAAGTGCTGACGTTTTTGTTTTGTGTCATCGTCAGGATTCCAGTTGCGTCTGATGGATAAAATAGTCTGAGTAGATCTCTCAATAGTTACAACATATGGAAGTGCTATTCCTGTTTGATTGCCGTCTTTATCTTCGTCTTCATAACCTTCTAAATCAAGGTCGACGTGCATCTCTAATACTTTAAATCGATTGTCTGTTGTTGCATTGAATCCCATCTTCTCTGCAATTTTCTTTTCAACTTCTTCTAAGTCATGGGACGGTTCACCTAAATCAACATCTCGATAGAATCCAGCAACTTGTAATTTTCTTAATTCGTTTTGTGTTTTACGCATGACGTGTGTAACACGCTCTGCTGTTTGTAGGCTTGAAGCTCCATAAGGTACAACGATATCTTCTGCAGGGACAAATAAAGATACTTGTCTTTCTAGGTTTGGATCATAGTAAACTTTTTTAAATGCGTTACCTGCTAAGCCTAAACCCCATAACATTCTTTCATGCTCGGGTCTATACTCAACCATCTTCTCAGTCAACTGAAAGTTCATGTCATCTTGAACACGCTGAGCAGCTTCTATTTTCTCTTCTGTTTCTTTACCAATAATTTGAGTTTTAACTGGGCCCGCGGCAGGAAATGTTTCGGTCATTGTTTCCGCTTGGAACTTAACTAAAGCTTCTGTCATCAATGGGTGAAATACATTACAAGCTCCTTCCCATGGTTCCGTTCTATCTTCTAATTTCATGCCTAGTAATTCTAAGCCATCAACATAAGTATCTAGCCAATCACGACGTGCAGATAAGTCAGCTTCATAATCACCTAATAAGTCACTTGCTAAATTTTGAAGTTTGTCATCATCTATTTCTTCAGCTAAGTTTGCATTGAACTCATCGTCTTCCATCTCGTCTTTATCAAACTCAATTTCAAGACCTCCCATTTTAATACTAACTTCTTCTGGGTCTTCTATTTCAATTTCAAGATCAGGTTCCATCTCAGACATATCTGACATCATGTCATCTAAGCCTTTTGGTGCTTGAGCCAATCCTTTATCTATATCATTCGCTGCCATAATTATTTCCTAAATAGTTTTCTAATTTGTATTTCTAACAAATTTACTAGTATTAAAAGCACTAAATTTGTAGTTCTTACAACTTTCCATAAGAATCTTACTACCTTTACGATGTCTAGATACCAATTAAACAGCATATAGCCTCTTATGTCCTGAGCTTCTAAATCCAGGTATTTCATCTTCTTCGTCACTAGGCAGTCTAATAAACCCACCTTGTCTAAACCGCATTAACGCTAACGTTGTAGCATCAACTAAGTCATCGTTAGCTCCACTAGGAAAGTCGTTACATTCTTCTATAACATCATGAGCCCATCGTCTATCGGGTGCCCACACAATCCCTGACCTAAATAAATCTGATATAGCATTGACTCGACTAATTTTATCTTGCCCTTTGCCAGGTGTAAATTCTCCAACGGGAATACCCATACGTCTGAACTCTTGGTAAAGTGCAGCCCCGTTAGATTTCTTTTCCACAATGAAAGCATCAGGTTCCCAATCTTTATATTCTTCTATGCAAAGCTGCTTTAGCTCTGGGAATTCTAGTCGGCGTTTTATTGCGTTAAGTAGTATTATATTATAATTATTCGTTTCTTCGTTAAAAAATACGCCCCATACTGTTAAAGCGTTATAATCTGCCCTATTATTAGCTTCTTGGGCAGCGTCAAGAGTCATAATAGTAAACTCACAGTTCGGTGGATCTTCTTTCTCCCACATATTCCACCACTCTCTTTTTATCAATGCACCTTCTTCTGATACTGGATTCTGCATATATTGAGCATTCCAATACCGTACATCTAATGCTGCTCGACGAGACCTTAATTCTTCTAGCGGCCAGAACTCAGGCCACAGTGGAACTTCTTCTCCGTGTTTATCTTCTAATATAGCAGGAAACTCTACTACTTCCCAATCATCAACCTCGTCATTCTTAATCATCTGATTAACAATCTGTCCTGTGAGGTCTAGCTTAGACCATCTGGTCATCACAACAATAATAGCTCCTCCAGGCATAAGTCGCTGCAAGGGACCCGACTGAAACCATTCCCATGCGGGAAGAAACACATCTGGCTTTCCAAGTTTTGCATCTTGTTCTGAGTGGGGGTCGTCAATAATGAAGAGGTCCGCACCTCGTCCAGCAAGAGCACCACCCACACCAATGGCAAAATACTCACCATTAAAGTTAGTACCCCAACGAGAAGCTGACTTCGAATCTGCTTGAAGTTCCACTTGAGGAAACACATCTTTGTATGCGTCGCTACCCACGAGGTTACGAACTCGACGACCGAAATTAACTGCAAGGTCAGCTGTATGCGATGCCATGATAACCTTCTTAGCCGGGTGCTTACCCAAAAACCACGCGGGCGCGAGGTACGAGATGAGTTCGCTCTTTCCATGTCGAGGAGCAATATTAACAATAATGCGTTTTTTCTTTCCGTTAGCGATGTCTTCAAAGAGTTGAGCCAAGCGTCGATGATGTTCTCCTATTTTGTAGTCTGGGTATACATGTAATATAAAGTCTAAAAAGTGATCTTTTCCCTGAGCCTGTATTAACTCTTTCTTATACCGAGTCAACATATCTAGATGTTTTATTTTATCTTCATCTGACATTGTTGGAAGAGCTTGTTCAAGTAACGCTAAGTCTTCAGGACTTATCATCGTCATCCTCAACTTCTTCTTCAACTTCTTCTATAAGATCACCTTCAATCACTTTTCCTCTTAAGTCTGCAATGGCTTTCTTAAGTTCCTCTTCTAATTCTTTACCCGTCTTATTAATATGCATAACTTCGGTTTTCTTTTTGAATGCGTCGACTCCATCAATCTCCCCAATCATACGAAGTGCACCGAGTTTATCTTTAGGGCTTGTTGATGTTTCGTGAACTAAGACGGCATTGTTTAATACATAGAGTTTAAAATCTGCTAACTGATTAACGAGCTTTACATTTGACTGAGCTACCATGCCCGCTAAGTAAGCCATTGTTTCATTTGGGTAACTTGCAAAGTCCGGTTTTAAATCTGGGTTATTCATCATTTCATCGGCAAGTTTTCTTGCTTCTTGTGCGTGTTTACTATCAGGTTCGATTGGCTCGCCCTTTATGTCTGACAATGTCTTTATTGTTTCTGCCCTAATGTTAAGTTCCTGTTCAGCCGTCATGTCAGGCATAGCTTGCTTTTGTGAAATAGGAAGAGGAATGTTTTCTTCTATAGGGGGTACAATGCTGTCGAGCTGTAATTCTTCGTCTGTCATGTGTCGCTGTTACACCTTTGATTTTATTTTTGCAGCTAATACCAAATATTGTAACACAGAAATATAGAAAGGGTATAATGTTAAAATGTTTGAATGGGTTTTAATTTTATACTTAGACGATTCTCGTGAGTACATAGGTAACTTCGAGTCGTGTGCGCACGCCCATCAATATTTTCAAGAATGTATAAAAGGCGATCATAAATCATGGGCAACGGCATGCTTATATCAAGACTATGTTCAACTCCCTCAGAACTTCGTTCCAAAGTATCCCACATGCAAATAGAATGGAAAGACATGGATTTTGGACCAATTAATTTATATACTATAGGAGCAAAGTGGAAAAATGGCACAAATTAAAATAAGTATTGTTAGACGTTACATTAAACCAATTAAAATTTTAGTAGAAGCTGAGAATGCTGAAGCAGCTTTTGTTAAAGTCAATAATGACCCCACTGTCAAAGCTCAAGTTGAAGCTCTTTTTGGCGCAACCGAATATATTACTGACGTAGAAACTATAGAAGAATCTACAGGCGAATAATGAGTACCGGCTTAATTATTGCCGTAGGCTTAATTTACTTCGCCGTTAGTTTAGAACAATTTTATAAAGGTAATGCTGCGCTAGGATATATGTATTTTGGCTATGCCTTTGCTAATATTGGCGCTTATATGCTGGTTATGGATAGATGAGTCTTTTAACTGATAAAAATCTTGTACTCTTATATAAGACCTTCTGCCGAATGGAACCGTTTGATAAACTTGATATGCCTCATGCTCACCAAATTAAACTTAAAGTAACTAAGCGAAAAGATATTATGGGTGAGTTTGCACCTGACGAAAATACCATCTACATTAGTAGTGCACGTAATGCTCACTTCGATACGATCTGTAAAACATTACTTCACGAAATGGCTCACTTATATTGTTACAAAGCAAAAGAACAAGAATACTACGACCATGAT